TTCCATTTGTGGATAGTCAAGAAGGATTTTTTCTTGGACTCAACAAACTTGCCGGTAGTGAGATAAAGTCTAATCTTATTCACTTGGTTTTAACACAAAAAGGTTCACGTTATTTTTTACCTTCATTTGGGACTAATTTAATAAAATATATTTTTGAACCATTAGACACCGCAACCAAAACAAATATTGATAGAGAGATAAGAGAAGCAGTTGCAGAATTTATTCCTAATTTGATAATTAATAATGTCGATGTTAAAACCGCGGATGACATAAGATTTGAAGAACAAAATAGTACTGATGTTGAATCATTAGAACAAAATACTTTTGATTTTGGTGGGGATAAAGAAATGGAATATAGTGTAAGAATAAGGATTGACTATAGTATGGGTGACGATGTTTTTGAAACTAAAGATTTTGTTATTATAAATTTATAAGATGGCAGAGAAAAAAATAGCATATACAGAAAGAGATTTTTTAGGTATTAGAAATGAACTATTAAGAATAACTAATACTTATTACCCAGATTTAATACAAAACGCTAACGACGCTTCCATATATTCAGTTTTTCTAGATTTAAATGCTGCTGTCGCCGATAACTTAAATTTTCAGATAGATAGAACATTTCAAGAAACAGTACTACAGTTTGCACAAGAAAGAAGTTCATTATATAATTTAGCGAGAACTTATGGTTTAAAAATACCAGGAAATCGACCTTCAGTCACAGTTTGTGATTTATCAGTAGTAGTACCAGCATTAGGTGATAAAGAAGATTTTAGATATTTAGGTTTACTAAGAAGAGGTTCACAATTTAGAGGTGGAGGACAAATTTTTGAATTAACTCAGGACTGTGATTTTTCATCACCATATAGTAGTGAAGGGGTACCTAATAGAACTAAAATACCTAATTTTGATTCTAATGGTATATTAATAAATTATACAATTACTAAAAGAGAAGTTGTTGTTAATGGTGTTACTAAAATATTTAAAAAAGAAATTACAGATAATGATAATCGTCCATTTTTTGAGTTATTTTTACCAGAAAAAAATGTTATAGGTGTTACGGGAGTAATCGAAAAAGGTGGTGTGGGCTACCAAACGTTACCTAGTAATTTAGAATTTATGTCTACAACGGCTAATAAATGGTATGAAGTAGATGCTTTAGCACAAAACGAAGTTTTTGTATTAGACCCATCTTCACCCTCTGATGACCCAGGTATAAAAGTGGGTAAGTACATAAATACACCACAAAGATTTGTAACTGAATTTACACCAGAAGGGTTTTTCTTTTTAACTTTTGGTGGGGGTAACGAAACATCCCAGGACCTATTAGATGACTTTTCATCCAAAGGTATTAAGTTAGACCTATCAAGGTATATGAATAACATATCTTTAGGTACAATGGTTAAAGGAAATACTACCATATTTGTACAATACAGAGTAGGTGGTGGTAAAGCTTCTAATATAGGAGCAGGAGCAGTAAATATAGTGGGTACAATAGATTTTGTAGTTGCGGGCCCAAACCCACAAATAAGTCAAACTGTGGTTAATAGTTTATCAGTAACTAATGTTACAGCAGCTATAGGTGGTGCGGACCAAATGAGTGTTGATGAGATTAGAAATTATATTTCATTTAATTTTGCAGCACAGAATAGAGCAGTAACAATAAATGATTATGTTTCAGAATTAAGAACAATGCCAGCTATTTTTGGTGCACCAGCTAAAGTTGGGGTTACAGAAATAGAAAATAAAGTAATGTTAAACGTACTATCTTATACACCAGACGGGGCTCTAACATCCAATGTAAGTTCAACACTAAAGAACAATATATCTAATTATTTATCAAACTATAGAATGTTAAACGATTATATTAGTATAGGGTCGGGTAAAGTAATTGACTTGTCTATTTTAGTTGACCTTATATTAGAAGATTCAGCGACACAAGGGGATGTGGTGACTAATGTAATTAACGTAGTAAGTGATTATTTTGGTGTTGATAAAATAGAAATGGGTAATGATTTATCTCTAGGTGCTTTAAGGGGTGATATAATGAGAACTAACGGTGTTTTAAATTTAGTAGATTTAAAAGTCTTTAACAAAGTAGGTGGTGAGTACTCCCAATCAGTCACAACACAACCATATATTAATGTCACAGATAGAGAAATTGGATTAATAGATGATACAGTATTTGCTCAACCAGACGAAATATTACAAATAAGGTTCCCACAAAAAGACATAGCGGTTAGAGTTAAAAAACTTAACAAACCCACATTCTCGTAATCTTTACTAAAAAAAGACCTTAACTATTATTAGTTTTGATACAATAACTATTTATTTAGTAAAGTTAATATGTCTAAAAATTTTAGAGTTAGAACAGAAGTTGGTAAGGATAAAAAGGTAACCTTTGACCTACAGCAAGATTTTGATTTATTAGAAATCTTAAGCCTTTCCCTAACACAAAACGATTTGTATACAAGAATGTGTGCAGATTTTGGGGTGGTAGTGGGGAGAGTAATTGCTAATAAAGGTTACGGTATTCCTAATGCAAAAGTTTCAATTTTTATACCTTTAGATAGTGTAGACGCTAATAATAAAGTTATAACTTCACTTTATCCTTATACTGAACCATTTCAAAAAGATGATAACGGGGTTAGATACAACCTACTGAGTCCTAAAAGAAGTCATGATTGTCATGTACCGGTAGGTACTTTCCCAACCCTAGAAGACGTACTAAACAAACAAGAAGTTAGATATATTTATGACAAATATTATAAATTCACCGTAAAAACTAATGAAGCGGGTGATTTTATGATTTATGGTGTGCCACCAGGAACACAAAGTATTGTCATGGACGTGGACCTTAGTGATATCGGGTGTTTTTCTCTTTTACCAGAAGATTTTAAAATTCAAGGATTTCCGGACAGTGATTTTGATGGCCCACGATTTAAATCAGATGCATCAATAGATAGATTACCCCAAATAATAAATCAAACTAAAACTATCGAGGTAAGTCCGTTTTGGGGTGATGAAGAGTTTTGTTCCGCGGCGATTACAAGAGTAGATTTTGATTTAGCTGATAATAATTTTTCTATTACCCCTACAGCTATATTCATGGGTGGTACAGCTACCGATACTGATAAAAATGCTGTGGGTAGAACATGCCAACCTAAAAGAGATATGGGTGAATTGTGTAGTCTTGTAACACAAACAGGATTGGTAGATTGTATTAGATATACACCATTTTTTACTGAAGACCCAGCAGCTTTTGGTGGTGCTGGTGGTACAGTTCCAGTACTACAAAGATATTATCTTCCAAACGGAGGAAGAGTTATTCAGGAAAATGGAACATTCTTTTGTTCAGTAGAAATGAATTTGGACCATGTAATAACAGATGAATTTGGTATGTTAGTTAGGTCAGGAGACCCCGAAAAAGGTGTACCTACTAGAGCAAGATGTAGATTTAGAATTAGAGCCAATAAAACTACTTCAGGACAACAAGTAAGGGCAGGAAATTATTTAGTTCCTAATATTAGAGAATTTAATACAGACGCGGGGGGTAGTGATGGGAATATAGACTCTAGAAGTTATGCTTTTTCTATCAAATATAGTGACTATCATCCATACGCTCAACGATATCTGATGCCAGGAGCAGATGATGTATTTTATGATATGACCTATAATAAAGTTTATACACCATCACAATTTCATGATAAACATAAACAATTTGGTAGACAACAATTTTTAGGTATAAAAGAAATATTACCCGAAGCAGAACAACAATGTTCTACCTCAGCAATGTTCTTCCCAATTAATAGTGCAGTAAGAAAACCTAATTTTATGATTTTCTTATATATGTTTTTATTAGATTTTTTATCGGTAATATATAAGTTTTTAATAGTTTTTATTGGTCTAATAATAAGTCTTTTAGGGGTAGTATTAGCACCTATTTTTGTTATATTGGGTCTAGTATGTGAAATAGTTAGTTTTTGGAATTCTATACACGTAGTTTCTTGGGGACCACCTAATATTAATATTGGTATATGTAATGATTTTTGTTGGAATGGGCAGACCTCATCCGGAAATGACTGTCAAGACTGTATGCCTTGTAGATATTTCGGTATACCTATGGGGTTCATACTTTTTACATTAAGACAAACAAAGTATCCAGAATGTGAAAAATGTAAATGTAGAACTAATGTACCAAATCACGTAGCTGGTGACCCACCAACCGGTTCGAGTTTCTTAATATTAAACAACGGTTATGATTGGAATGGGTGTGATTGTGAACCACCTATATGTAATGGTGGGGATGGTGATACAATTTGTTGTCCAGATGATTATGGTTTTAATTCAGAAATAGATACACCAGCAACACCAGAAGATGGTTTAGCCGGGGGTGGTTGTTACGTTAAAACAATGTGTTTTAATCCTATGTGTTCAGCTTGGAATACTAATACAAGAGTTATTGATGAATATAATAGAAGAGAAAAAATAGCTGTTGCGTTATGTAACGGTATTATGAATTATTTTTGGGAGTATTCATGGGTGAATGGATTTTTATATCAATACCAATTTAAAGCTAGGTTACAATATGATGAAGCATCAGGAGTTTATACTGGTGACTACTGTAATTTAATGGTTTATCTACACCCTAATGATAATATTTTTTATTATAGGTCTACCCCTTTTGACCCAGGTAGTAATTTTGGTGGTATAACACCAGGTAACGCGAACATTACAAACTTTACTTTTAGTGATGATGGTGCAGCTGCATCTTCTTGGTGGCCTAGTTGGTTAACAGGTGTTGGTACTCATGCAGAAGGTGATACAGATAAACACATATTAACACCAACAACTATAGTAGATTACGGTCCTAGAAATAAATGTGTCCAACAAATATGTTTGGATGATAAGTATTCAGAAGGATGCTCAATTTTAACACAATTGGGTAGTACCTCTTTCCAAGACATCACCGATTTAGTTTCTGATATATATAATATGAAAGTAGATGATGCAACATCAGTACTTAGTACTTTTTTCCCTAGGCCAGAAAAAAGAATTGGAGGGGATGTAGCTCAAGCTTTAATGCAAAATTGTATGGTGGGTACTATTGGTTATGAATCTAATATTGGACAAACAGCTTGTGACTGTACAACAACCCCTCCACCAATGCCAGTTCCACCAGCGGTTGGTGGTGATGAATATCCGGTACCTAACCCACGAGTAGATAGAAATGGAAATCCTAATGGGAATCCATATCTACAGTATGCTTTAAACACTGTTAGTACTAACTTTAATATACAATGGGAACCTAAAGTTTACACAGCTTCAACACCATCATTTTTAACCACACATGAATTAATAACTTGTGCAGCTCAAGAACTATCTAGTACCACCCAAACCATCCCTTATTTATCTTGGTGGCTTTTCGGTAGTGCTCCTTTTGGTGATTATAGAAATGACTGGCAATTTATGACCGGAGATTATGATGATTGGTTTGATGCGGGTGGAGGAATCCCTTGGTGGAGTACAACATCTGTTAGTTGGACCAACATCAACTCTAACACACAAGGTAGATATTCCGGACCTTATCAAAATGATATAGCATTCCCATGGTGGGGTGGAACACCAGGATACCCAACAAGTATATACCCACCACTTAATTTAGGTTCTAATAATCAAACAGTGTTTGCTCAACCAAGATTTCATTATTTTGGTTTAAGACCGGGAGAAACCGCGTATAACACTTTTATTAGAAAGTTTGTTGATGAAGAATTAGCTGACAC